TAGTCTTATCGCGTTCTACCTCATCAGGGAAAAAAAGCACGGGGACAAGTTGACCCGCCACGCTTTCAAGTCTTGCGTCAATTTTCATTGTGTCGCCTCTTTGAATGCTGCAACGGCTTCTTTTTTTGTGTACCCAAAAAATTGACGGGTGACAAGATACCCGTTAACTATGCCGCTTACGCGCCATGCCCCTTGAAATGTTTTTTCAATTGTCATACTTCGCCCCCTCTAACCTTTTCAATGGCGGCAGCGCGGGAACCTGCCCTAACGTACACGCAGCAAACCTCATCAGGTAACCATGACCAGACACCGTACACGTTAGAGGGAGTTCCCCAGTATGCGCCGCCTTTGTCATAACCGTCACCGCCGCCTTGCCATCTTGCGTGAAGCCGCTTAACGCCTTGAAGGTTCGCGGGATTGTCGCCACGCCTGCCCATAGGGGAACCGTAACGGCTTGAAACATCAGGGAAGGGGTTAAATTGTTTCATGCTTGCACCTTAGAGAAAAAAGAACGGGCAGGGGTCAACTTATCGAAAGACTCCCACAAAAAACGGCCCCGGCTATCGTCACGGGCTTGCACCTGCCACGCTGCCCCGTCACGGTATAACCGCGCCTCACCGCCTGCCGTTGCAAGGGGCTTAGTTTCAACATAACCGCAAGCGAAAGCGTAAAGCGATAAGCTGCCGTTTTTGTTCCTGAATTTATTGCTCATGCTTGCACCTCACCGTATGCGCTTTCAATGGCGCGGCCTGAGTGAGCGCAAAAAAGCGGTTCACCTTCCCAATGAACGAAAACGTCAACGGGTGTCCAGTCGCTGCCGCTTTCGCGCCTTATGAGGCGGTAATTTTCCCGCGCTGCCTGAGCATCAATAACCTCACCGTCACGCATAAGCAAGGCGCACGGATAGCCGCCGGGCCATGCAAAGCCGTTAGAACGGATGAAAGCTTGAAGAGTGTCTTTTTTCATGTTTTGCCCCTTAAGAAATAAAAAAGCCGTTCTTACGATTAGCGCGGCGGTTCCAATCTGAGGTGATGCTAATACCGCAAGCCTCAGCTATTTTGATAACGGTTTCGACACCGCAAGCGCCATCAATAGTGGCTTTGCCTTTTGGGTTGAAGGTAAGGCCGTAGAGGTCTTCACGCTTCAAATAACCCGGCACGGAATAATTGCAATCAACAAGAACGGGTGCACCGCTAGGGCCGTGGGTTTTCAGTAGCTGCAAACGGTCTTGGTGTACGTCTTCAAGCCATTGGCCCAAAACAGTGCCTTGCATATCGTACCCGCCGCCGCTGCAACGGTAACGCTTGCCCGTGTTGTTATCGTCAAGACGGCAGATGTTATATCCGTAAGTGTCACGCCCACGGCTGATGGCCCATGAAAGCGGCAGATAATTGAGTTCGTTTTTCATGTCTTGTCTTTCAGTTGTTTAGTAAGTGAGAACGTCAAAATAAGCAAGGGCAAAGCCGCAGAGGACAAGACCCAGCGCCACGGCGGTCAAAATGTCAAAAAGGGTATCTTTCATGGTGTCGCTCATTTCATGCTATTGAGCAAAGCCCAATAAATAAAAGAAACCACGCAGAAAGCCGCAGTGGACAATAAAAAAACGCAGAATTTTTCAGTTTTGCTCATGGTGTCGCTTTCGGTTACGGGCTTGCACCTTGCTGCCCTGCCTTGAATTGTCCACTTGTCCACAAAAAAATCCATAGGGGTTTTCCCTAAGGTTTGCATACAATGGCCGCTATGCCTTCAAGCCCTGCCCCCCAATGCGATGAATACCAATGCAAAGCCCCTAGCGTGAAGGGTTCGCGCTACTGCCTTACGCATACACCCAGCAAAGCGCCCACGGTAGAACGGCAGGCTTTTAACGCTCAATATAAAAAGGCAGCATGGCAAAACATAAGGGTTCGGCAGCTATCAAGCGAACCATTGTGCGCGGCCTGCAAGATAGAGGGGTGCATCACCGCCGCCGCTCATGTAGATCACGTTTTTCCGTGGGCAGCTATCGGGCCTCACGCCTTCACCCGTAACTTGTTTCAGTCGCTTTGCTCAGAATGCCACGGGGTGAAGTCAGGTTTAGAAAAGCGCGGGGTTTTCAGGCATTACACCGCCACGCCACGGGATTACACCGCGCAGGATTACCCGTTCGCCATGCTGCAAGCGTAAGCGCTGCCGCTGCCCTGCCTGCCTGCCCTGCCGCCTGCCTGCCCCTTGCGGCGCTGCCCTGCCGTGTAATGGTTTTGTTTCCTGCCTGAATTTATTGTAATGCCTGAGTATGCGGCGCGGCTTGCCTGCCTCTGAATTGTAGTGCCTGAGCGTTACCGGGCGGCGATTTGAGAACTAAAAGTGTGCGTTTTGGCCTAGGAGCAGGCGCGGGGTCAATTACGGAGGGGTACAAAGTCAAAGGGGGGGAGTATTTGCGCGGGAATTCCCCAAATGTGATAACCTTTCCTCAGACAAGACAAAAAGGAATTTCCCCTATGGCAAAAAAACCTCGTCACATCCTCGGCTATTTGAACGACCCCAACACTTGGGACAAAGCAGCGTTTGAAACGGCCATCCGCGCAGAAGTCGAAGCCTCGACAGGAACGCTCACGGCCTCCGATGAGTTGCTGGTTGGCGCACTGGTCATCACGGTGGACAGCTTGCTGACTGCTGAAATCAACATTCGAGAAAGAGGCCATGTCACGGTCTACGGCAACAACGAAGGCGTGACGGCTTGGTTCAAGATTCGCACTGAGATGGCTGACAAGGCTATCAAGATGTTGGCAGAACTTGGCCTTGTTGCCCGTGGCCGTCCGAAGTTGAAAGCGAAAGTGAGTGATGTCGATGAGCTATTCGCCACTGCTTAACCCGGCTTTTGAGTATGCGGTAGCGGTAACTCGGGGTGACATTCAGGCGTGTGAGGATGTCAAACTGGCTTGCCAGCGGTTCTTGGACATGGTTGAGCGCAAGGATGCGCCCTACGAGTTTGTCCCCGCCAAAGCCGAACACATCCTGAAGTTTGTCCGATTCTGCCGCCATGTCAAAGGGCCAGATGCTGGCAAGCCGATTGATTTACAGCCGTTTCAGGTCATGTACTTGGCGGCTATTTACGGGTTCCGCGACAGGCGTGACCACACATACCGTTATGTCACTGATGTCATTTTGTTCGTTCCTCGCAAGTCAGGCAAAACAACCATTGCGTCCATCATTGCGCTGTATGAGTTGCAGTTTGGTGATGCTGGCGCTGAAGTGTTCACTCTGGCTACTAACCGGGATCAGGCGACTATTTGCTTTGACTCGTCCAAGGCAATCGTAGAGGGCATGAAGCCTGAACTGGCGTCCAAGTTCATTGCCTACCGCAGCGAACTCAAGAAGGCTGGCGACTCGACCTCTACCTACCGTGCGCTCTCACGGGAAAACAGGAAGACTGGTGACGGCAAGAACCCGTCTTGCGCCATGATTGACGAGGCTGCTCAGATTACTGAGAGGCAGTCCATTGAAGTGTTGCACTCGGGTATGGGCGCTCGAAAGAACCCGCTGCGGATGTACCTGACAACTGCCAGCTTCACCAAGGAAACCAAGTTCTATGAGGACTTGTCTCACTTTCGCAACGTGCTGCGTGGCGCTGCTGCTGACAGCCATCGCTGGTTTGGTCTTCTTTATAGCATCGACCCCGGAGATAATTGGGCTGATCCTGCTGTCTGGGGCAAAGCAAATCCCATGCTTGGGGTTTCGGTCACAACACAGCACATCTCGCAGATGGCTGAAGAAGCTGCGGCCAAGCCAGCGTCCCTAAACGAGTTCCTGTGCAAGCAACTCAACATCTATGTGTCGGCCAACAGTGCGTGGGTGGACCGTAGGTATTGGGATGAGTCTGTGGACAAGATACCAACTGACAAGCCAGAGTCCACTTTTATTGGCTTTGACTTGGCGCACACCCGTGACTTGAATGCGGTGGTGACTTTGCACCGATATGCCGAAGAAGATTTCTATGCTCAGTTCCAATTCTTCTTGCCGGAGGAATCTTTGGACTTTGTGCCAAACCATTACAAGTCTGTTTACATGGAAGCGCACAGGTCTGGCATTCTGCGGCTGACACCCGGCAACGTGACGGACCTCAACGAGATTGAATCGTTCATCAAGCAGCAGTGCGAGAAGTTTGATGTCAAAGAAATCGGCTATGACCCGTACAACGCCGCTGCTTTGGTGGCGAACCTGTACGCTGACGGCTTGCCTGTGAAGAAAGTTGGTCAGGGCATGGCTGTGTTGTCGAACCCGTCAAAGACCACTGAGCAGCTTATCCTGAAGAAGGCCATCAAGCACGAAGGCAACCCTTGTGT